AGGTCGCCCGCGTGGGGGAAGCATCCGGCGAAGCCCCCAATGGCGCTTCGTCTTCCGGCTCGCCCATCACCTCGGGCTGACCGTCGGTGAACTCGTGGCCCGCATGTCGGCCGAGGAGTTCACGGCCTGGCGCGGCCTGGACCTCTTCGCGCCCATCGGTGACGAGCGGGCTGACCGGCATGCGGCGCTGATCGCCACGATCCTCGCCAACGTCAACCGCGACCCGAAACACGAGCCCTACACCCTCGACGACTTCGATCTCTATCGCGAGCGCCGCCCGCTGACGCGCGAGCAAGAAGAGGCGCACTTCCGCGCCGCCTTCTATGCGCGCGGCCTCGTGACCTTCGCCAGGGAGTAACGCCATGCCCACCCTCGGCCAGCTGGTCATCGAACTCGCCGCCAACACCGCCAAGTTCCGCTCGGATCTGGAAGCGGCCCGGCAGGACTTCAGCCGCTTCACCAGCGGCATCAAGTCGAGCCTGGAAGCGATCGGCCTCGGGCTCTCGGTGAACGAGCTCGTGCACTGGACCGAGGCGGCCGTCAAAGCCGGCGCCGAGATGGCGCGGATGGCCGAGCGCCTGCATCTCTCGACCACCGAGCTGCAACAGTTCCAGAACGTGGCGCGGGAAACCTCGACGCCGATCAACGACGTGGAGCGCGCGCTGCAGCGCCTGAACATCCTGTTCAGCGAGTCGGCGCAGGACAGCGCGGTCGCGCGCGATGTGCTGGCGCGGCTCGGGATGGACTGGCGCACCACCAGCGGCGCCACGCGCACGGCCGCCGACGCCATCGGCGAATTCGCCGACAAGTGGAAGCAGTTGCCGGTGGCCGACCAGGCCGAGGTGCTGCAGAAGGCGTTCGGGCGCAACGCCGAGGCCATGCGCAACTTCCTCGAGCTCGGCTCAAGCGGCATGAAGCTCCTGCGCGACGCGACGCAAGGCATGTCCGAGTCGCAGGTGCGGGCGCTGAAAGAGGTCGACGACGAGTACACGCGGACCGCGGCCACCATCCGGCTCGTCTGGAATCGAGCCATCGCCGATCAGGCCGAGGGCATCGTGCGCCTGCTGCAAGGGCTGAGCGACCTCGCGAAGAAGTTCGGCGAGGTCTACGAGGCGTCGAAGAAGCTCCAGATCGGCGAGCAGCGGGTGATCCCGCCGGGCGAGTTCGGGACGTATGGCGGCCCCGCCGTGATGACGTTCCCGACGCCGACGGAAGTCCCGGGGCCGCCGGCGCCGACGGCCGCCCAACGGATTCAAGAGATTCAGCTGCTGACGCAGCAGGCGCAGGCCGAGATCCAGGTCGCCGAAGCGCGGGCGCGCGCCGCGGTGCCCGGCGGCGCCGAAGGCACCATCGCCGACATCCAGGCGCAGATCACGGCCTCCAAGCAGCTGCTCGACGTGCAACTCGGCGGCATCCAAGCCGAGATGCAATGGACCGAGACCGACAAGGGGCGCGCCGAGCTCCAGCTGAAGGCCGACAAGCTCCGCACCGATGCGCTGATCAAGCAGATCCAGCTCGAGAAGCAGCTGCGCGATGCGCAGATCGAGCGCGCGACCGAAGAGGCGCGGTCCGTCGATCAGGAGGTGCGCGCGCAGCAGGAACTGCAGAACGCGCGCGACGTCGCCACGCGCGATCAGCTCGAAGCCGACAAAGAGCAGCGGCTGCGGAATGAAGAATTACGGCTGAGCAATCTCGCGGCGCAGGCGTTCATTCCCACGACGCAACTCGGGCCGTTCGAGACCGCGATGGGCCGGCTCGGCAACACGCTGGCGTCGGTCGACTTCCAGACGCGGGCCTTCGGCGCGAGTCTCGACACGGTCCAGTCGGAACTGCGCGCCACTGAGCGCGCGATGGAAGATCTGGATCGGCTCGGCGCCGTCGGCAGCGAGATGTTTCAGCGGCTGGCCGATCGTGCCGCCCAACTGCGGACGCTGCAGGATGTGCTCGGCGGCATTCACGTCGCATTTCAGAGTATCGGCGATGCCCTCTCGAACGCCTTGGTGAGCCTCACGCAGGGCACGAAGACCGCCAGTCAGGCCTTCACCGATATGGCCCGGCAGATCTCGTCCGACTTGATGAACTACGCGATCAAGCAGGGCGTGCAACTGCTGGAGCAGCAGATCATCAAGCTCGTGCTGACGATCGCCCAGAATGGCCTGGGCAGCTTGTTCGGCACGCCCAACACCCCGGTCGGCAGCTATCCGGCGACTGACCTCTCCACGCCCATCAGCGAGATCCCCGGGTTTCAGTCCGGCGGCGTCGTGACCAGCCCGACGCTGGCGATGGTCGGCGAGAGCGGGCCCGAAGCGATCGTGCCGCTGGCGGCCATGCTGGGCCGCGGCAACACGACCGTGAACGTCTTCAACCAGGTGCCGGGGACCGAGGTCGCCTCGACGCGGCGCACCGGCCCCAGTGGCACCGTGATCTACGACGTCGTGCTGCGCTCGATTCGCCAGGCCGTCGGCAACGGCGAACTTGACAGCATCATGGCGCCGTACGCGACGCGTCGCGTGCCGACTCAGCGGTGAGGCGACATGGCTAACGGCGCCGACGACTTCAGCGTCGACACGCTCACCACCAACTGGGCCGTCCAGACCGGCGAAGCGACCGGCGGCGTGTCCGGCGGTGCCTGGCGGATCCTCAGCGGCAGTCCCGAGGGCCATCGCCGCACGCGCGAGACCTACCTCGGCGATCACTATTCCGAAGCGAAGGTGCTGACGACCAGCGTCTTCGATCTCAGCGTGCGCGTGCGCTGTCAACCGAGCCTGCGCTCGTACTACGCCGCCGGCATGGACCCGAACGACTTCGGCGGCGCGATCTATCGCATCTGGAAGGTCAGCAGCGCAGGCGGCCCCACCGTGTGGACGTTGCTCTCGACGCACAGTTCGCAGGCGATGGCCGTCAACGACGTCATCCGCCTGACCGTGAGCGGGTCGACGCTGACGCTGACCGTCAACGGCACGGCGCTGCTCACGACGACGGACGGCGAGCTCACCGGCGGTGCGCCGGGCCTCGGCGGCGCGAGCTCGAGCGGCCCGATCGCGGCGCTCGACAACTGGAGCGCGGCCGACATGGGCGGCGGGCCGCCGCCGTGGCCGAATCCGTTGCTCCTGCCGCAAGCGACGACGACGCAACACCCGCTCGTGAGCGCCTACACCGCGCTGAACGTCCCGGCGATGGCGGCGGGCGCGAGCTATCTCGATCCGACGACCGGCGTGCGCGTGCACAAGCTCACGGGGCCGAGCTTCCCGCTGGCGAACACGCCGGGCTTCGCGCATGACTATGCGGAGGGCGGCGCCGAGGTCTCGCTGCCGCACACCGGCACGACGCGCACCATCCTGGTGCGGGACCAGAATTCACTCAGCTGGTGGCTGATCGATTTCACGCCGGGCAGCGGCATCAGCAACGCGCGGATCATCCCGACGGCCCTCATGCCGTGGATCGACATCGCGTTCTCGTTCAGCCAGAACCCGGCGACGCCCTACTACGCCTATACCTGCACGCACGACGCGGTGAAGCGGTTCGACGTGCGGACGATGACCGAGGTCACCGGCGGCGGCTGGCCGGCGACGGAGACCGGCTTGTTCCCGTGCTGGCTCCAGCAGTCGAAGAACGACGCGTTCTTCGTCTGGATGCGGGGCGTGAACGGCCCGGATGTCGTCGGCTATGAGCCGAGCACCGGCACCAAGAAAGTCCAGACGGGGTCGGGCGGACTCTTCGGCACCGAAGTCGTGAACGAGCCGCGCGTCGATCGTGAGGGGCGCTATGTCGCCTTCGTCACCGGCACCGGCACGAGCGGCCATGCCGCCGTGGTCTTCTGGGACTGGCTGACGAACACCATGACGTGGGCGGCGCCGCGGCTCCCGCCGAATAACGCCGGGGGGACCGGCATTCCGTTCGCGCATAACGCCTCGCTGCGTCGGCGCTTCGCGGGCGTGCAGTGGGACGGTGCCTATCCGCCACCGTTCTGGCAGCTGGATCCGAGCGTGGTGAACAGTCAGGTCGTGCTCGCGGGCGGGACGTGCTCGGGCATTCCACTGCACTGCGGCGGCAACTGGGTCCAAGCCGACGCGGCGCTCGACGATCAGTGGTTCATCGACTACATGTACGGGGGCCTCGAATCCGCGCCGCCGTTCGACACGGTGGCCTGGCTCTTCCCGGGCGGCGTCATTCTCGCGACCGCGAACGGCGAGCGGCGTGCGCTCGTGCATCCCTACAGCGTCTCGAATACTTACGCACGGCTGGCCTTCGCGAAGTTCAGTCCCGACGGCGCCTACGTCCTGTTCAACAGTGACATGAATGGCACCGCGCGGACCGACGTCTTCCTGGCCGAATTGCCGGCGGGGCCTGACACGACGCCGCCGTCGGCGCCCGGCACGCTGGCGGGGACGCCCGCGCAGCTTCCGGCACGCGCGATGCTGACCTGGGGGCCCGCGACCGACGCCGTCGGGATCGCCGGCTACTACGTCGAGCGGAATACTGTCGAGCTCCCCGGCATGCCGATCACGGCGCTGACCTTCACCGATAGCGGGCTGGGGCTGGATACCCCCTACAGCTATCGCGTGCGGGCCGCCGACCTGGCCGGCAACCGCGGCCCCTACTCCAACACGGTGACCGTCACCGTCCCGTCCGCCGACACGACGCCGCCGACCGCGCCGGGCGTGATCACGGCGTCGCCCATCAGTAGTTTTCAGATCAACTGCTCCTGGGGACCGGCGACCGACAACGTCGGCGTCACGGCGTATTCGCTGGAGCGCTCGACGGGGGCGGGCACGTTCGCGTTCGCGCCCGTGTCCGGCATGCCGATCCCCGGCACTGCCTGGAACGATGGGGGCCTCGTGGCCG